AAATTCTGCAAAGATAGGCAGTAGCGGAGATTTTGCACAGATAGGCAGTAGCGGAGATTCTGCGCAGATAGGCAGTAGCGGAAATTTTGCAAAGATAGGCAGTAGCGGAAAAGATTGCGTTATCTGCTGCGCCGGTCACAATTCAGTCGTGAAAGCCAAAAAAGGCAGCTGGATTACGCTGGCTGAATGGGAATATTCTAAGGAAAAGGAACGTTATATTCCAAAATGCGTAAAAACGGAATTTGTGGACGGCGAACGAATTAAGGAAGATACGTTATATAAACTGATAGACGGTGAGTTTGTTGAGGTATAAAAAACCGCCTGCCCTGAGGCAACAGGGACAGGCAAAAGAAAAAATTTAAACACATAAATGATAGCATGAAATAGAAATAATGTCAAGGAGGAAACTAAAATGTACACAGGGAAAACCTATACAGTATATGGAATAGCATATTTTAATGATGTCATATACAGTTCGATTTTTTACGAAAATGAGGACGATGCGGAACAGTTTGTAAATGACGGGATAGGCGAAAAAATTATAAAAGTACATCTGTCAGACGAATCATATAAAGTGTTAAAGAGAAAAGGAGTTATAAGATGAGCTGCATTTACGATTATGACAGTCCTTGCGAGTGTGATATTGAAGCATGCAGAACCTGTTATAAAAATCCGGACAAGCCGGAACCGGATTGCGATTTTATGAGAGATTTGGAAAGCGGTAAAGACTCATGATACTTGCAGATCCTAAAACCCATGATGAATGGTTATCAGCACGTTGTGCAGGTATTGGCGGAAGTGACGCGGCGTGTGTTCTGGGAATGAATAAGTACAAGACAAATGTGCAGTTATGGCAGGAAAAAACAGGTGTTTTCAAGCCGAAGGATATTTCAAATAAGCCTGCTGTTGCATACGGAAAGAATGCAGAAATCCATTTAAGAGAACTTTTCAGACTTGATTTTCCCCAATATGATATTGAATATCATGAATACAGAATGTATGCAAATGACAAATACCCGTTTATCTTTGCAACTCTGGACGGCGAATTGACTGATGAATCAGGCAAAAAGGGAATTCTCGAAATCAAGACTACAACAATTCAGAATTCTTCTCAATGGGACGAATGGGACGGTGGAGTTCCGCAAAATTATTACATACAGGTATTGCATCAGATGCTTGCTACAGGCTGGAATTTTGCAGTACTAAAGGCACATATCAGGTATTTTAAAAATAATGATATATGCACCGCAACCAGACATTATTTCATTGACCGTAATGAAGTGCAAGAGGATATAAAAACACTCCTCGAAGCTGAAATTAAGTTTTGGGAGCATGTACAAAATAAAACAAAACCGGCGTTGATTTTGCCGGAGATTTAGGAGGGAAACAATGGACTTTAAATTACAAACGGACTTGAACACTTTGCCGTCTGTTATAGAATTTAACTATAGTGAACTAAAAGCCGAGATGACTGAAAGACTAAAATATTACAATAATTTAGTGGTTTCAGAAAACAGCATTAAGTCGGCAAAAGCTGATAAAGCAAATTTAAATAAATTAATAGCAGCCATTGAAAGTGAACGAAAAGAAGTCAAAAGACGTTGCCTTGAACCGTATAACGATTTTGAAGCTAAATGTAAAGAACTTGTTATGTTAGTCAAAGCCCCTGTTGTTGCAATTGATAATCAAATAAAAGAATTTGAAAACATAAAGAAGCAAGAAAAGTATGACGAACTGAAATTCTGCTTTGATAATTACATAGGAGATATGGCTGATATCATTAAATTTGATAAGATTCTTAATCCTAAATGGGGCAATGCCACAGCAAAAATTGATACCCTGAAAGCGGAAATTGAAGATAATATCGACCGTATCAAGAAGGAACTTGAAACGCTTAATACCGAATATGCAGACAAGCCGTATAAATCCGCTGTGATTTCCGAATACTGCAAAGAATACAGTACAAGTCAGGCATTGGTATATGCCGCACAGCTTCAGCGTGAAGAAGAATTGCAGAGGAAAGTTCTTGAACAGACAAAAACGCAACCAGTACAGCAGGAAGTTGTTCAGACTGTTTCAGCAGCGCAATCCCAGCAGCCTAAAGAACAGTTGGGAACATGTGCATTTCGTGTAATTGGAACATATAATCAGATTAAAAATTTACGTAAATTTATGGTTGATAACGGTATTAAATTTGAGACGATTAAAACGGAGGGAAATTAAAATGGCAGTAAAAAACAGTTTAGTTAAACCGGGTGGAAAAAAAGTCCCGTTCACAGTTCAGCTTCAAAGCAAAAGTTATCAGAATCTAATTAATACAACACTCCGAGATAAAAACACAGCTAACCGCTTTATTGCTTCTATTACATCGGCAGTGAGTGCCAATCCTGCGCTACAGGAATGTGACGCCGGTTCAATTCTTTCAGCCGGATTACTTGGCGAGGGCTTGAAGCTTTCCCCGTCTCCGCAGTTGGGACAGTATTATTTAGTACCGTTTAATGATAATAAAAACGGGCGAAAAGTTGCACAATTTCAGCTAGGATACAAAGGATACATACAGCTTGCGATTCGTTCTGGTCAGTACAAGAAATTAAATGTATTGCCGATAAAACAAGGAGAATTGATACACTTTAATCCTCTTGAGGAAGACATTGAAGTGCAGTTGATTGAAAATGAAATTGACCGTGAAAATGCTCCTACAATCGGATATTATGCAATGTTTGAATATATAAACGGCTTTAAAAAGGCTATTTATTGGAGTAAAGAAAAAATGGAATCTCACGCTGAAAAGTATTCAAAAGGATATCAAAAGCGTTCCGGTTATACATTCTGGGAGAAAGATTTTGACGGAATGGCTTGCAAAACCATGTTAAGACAATTAATCAGCAAATGGGGTATTATGTCAATAGAAATGGAAAAAGCCGTTACAAATGATATGGCAGTTATTAATGAACAGGGTGAAGCGGAATATGTAGAAACTATTCCTGAAACCGGAGAAGTTATTGAAACAGAAGAAGTTGTAGAATCAGTCACTACTGAGCAGCCGCCTCTTGATGATTTTTCCAGTATAATGGAGGGATAACGTATGCTGAACAGAGTGATATTAATGGGTCGGCTGACTGCCGATCCTGAGCTAAGACAAACACAAAGCGGTATTTCATTTGTAAAATTCAATATAGCCGTGGACAGAAAATTTAAAAATGATAACGGCGAACATCAAACGGATTTTATTAGTGTTACTGCATGGAGAAAGACTGCTGAATTTGTCAGCAAATATTTTTCCAAGGGACAGATGATTGTCATTGAGGGAAGTTTAAGAAACAATAATTATGAAGACCAAAACGGAGTAAAGCATTATTCCATGGACGTTCAGGCGGATAATGTTTCATTTGCAGGCAGCAGGAACGATAATAATTATACTGCAAATACACCGCAAACCACACAGGTATCAAATCCGGTAGAAGACGTTCCACTCGGAGATCTAGCCGACTTTGAGGAGGTAATTGCCGGTGATGATCCGCCGTTTTAAAAGTTACAATTTGATTACAAAATAAAGTTAATTGCATATTTTAATGCAAATTCAGCAGTGAATCTGCCCATTAGTGAGGGGGGTGAAAAGTTGGAAGAAAAAAGAAGTTTTATACTATACAGCAGTTACATGGAACAATTTAATGAATTATCAGATGAACAAGCAGGTAAACTTATCAAGGCAATATTTATGTATGCAGAGAAAAAAATTATACCAGAATTTGATGATGGTATGGTAAAAATGGCATTCAGCTTTATAAAAAGCAGGATTGACTTGGATTTGGAAAAATGGAATAAAACTCGTGAAAAACGTTCCGAAGCCGGAAGAAAAGGCGGCAAGCAAACCCAAGCAAATCAAGCAAATGCTTCTTTGGTTAAGCAGACCCAAGCAAATCAAGCTGTTAATGTAAATGATAATGTAAATGTAAATGATAATGTAATAAATATACCCCCTATATCCCCCAAGGGGGATAAGCCGAAGAAAAAACCTGAAACAGACTCTTTCAGTAAATCGTTTGATGATTTTTGGAAAGCGTATCCGAAGAAGGTTTCAAAGTCTAATGCGTTAAAGGCATGGAAAAAACTTAAACCAAACGACGATTTAGTCAGGGAAATCCTTTCTGCTTTGGAGAAGCAAAAACAATCTTCTCAGTGGCAAAAGGATAACGGACAGTTTATTCCATATCCTACAACATGGCTTAATGGTAAACGTTGGGAGGATGATTTAAATACAGGTGAGGAGGAATCCCATGAACACAATAGCAGACTATACGAAGGACTTCTCTGACGGAAACAAATTAAGATATGAAGATTTTGCACGTAAGCGCTGCAAATGGTATAACGAAACTGAGGGTGATTTGCCTTACATAAACTGCGATATCTGCAAAAATAAAGGTTACATTGCAGAGCTTGATACGGATTTAAATGAAATCAGAGTTGAGTGTAAATGTATGTCAAAGCGAAAAAGCATAAAAAATCTTGAACTGAGCGGATTGGGAAATCTGATAAAAAAATATACGTTCAATGCGTATGAGACGTCAAAACCATGGCAATCGGAAATCAAGAAAAAGGCGTTGTTATTTACGCAAAATTCAGGCGATTCATGGTTTTATGCAGCAGGACAGTCCGGAAGCGGCAAGACCCATATATGCACTGCTATATGTACTAGGTTTATTTCATGCGGCAGGTCAGTAAGGTATAAAGTCTGGCGCAATTTGTTTCACGAACTGCAAAGTAATCAATTTGATGAAACAGAATATAAAAATAAATTTAAATCCATTTGTGATACTGATATTCTGTATATTGACGATTTTCTGAAATCCAATTCAAATAACAGTAAGTTCAGTGATGAATTGAATTTTGCATTTGAAATCATTAACAGCAGATATAACGCCAACAAAAAAACAATTATTTCGTCTGAACTGCTGATATCGGATATAAACAAATACGATTCTGCACTGGCTGGACGAATTGCAGAAAAATCAGCAGGGTTTACTATTCAAATCCAGAAAGACGATAATAAAAATTATAGGTTAAGGTGAGGCAGTGAAATACATAATTGACGAGATACCGCCTAGTAATAATAAATTTTTAGGTAGGACGAATAAATGGGAGTATCAGGAAAAAAAGAAACATTGGGCGCAGTTGATTAATTTAAAATGCAGACCAAAACCCGAAAAAACGTTTGACAAAGCAACAGTAAAGATTACGTATTATTTTCGTACTAAAATAAGACATGATCCTGATAATTACAGCGGTAAGTTTATTCTTGACGGATTGGTCAAAGCCGGAATTATTGCTGATGACAGTTTTAATAATATTAATCTGATACTGTCCGGAAAGTACGATAAGGATAATCCAAGGACGGAAATTGAAATTATAGGAGGACGCCATGAATGAGATAAAAATGACGGTTAAAGAAGCCATAGAACAATTAACTGACTTAAAGCGTGACCGTGAAGGTTTTGCTAAAAATGATGAGCCTGATTCCGTGTTTGCTTATGATATTAAGGCGATTGACGTGGCTATAACGGTTATGGAAGAAAAGCTGGAAAGGGACAAAGGCTGCGAATATTGCGCAGAAGATAAATGCAGACTATGTACCCTATTGTGTGACTATTGGGGTGATGGTGGCACGGACAAATGCAGCGCAGACGGAATTGACGATCCGTGTGCCTATTACAATCTAATTAATTACTGTCCAAAGTGCGGAAGAAGGTTGGTGAATGAAGAGGAGGTATTGAAAGATGAATAGAGAAATATTGTTCAAAGGTAAGCGTGTTGATAATGGAGAGTGGGTTGAAGGGTTTTATTGCCCTAGACCATATAGCCATTTTCCTTGTGAGCCAAGTATTTTTCCAATAGCTACAATAGACAAAGAGTGGTACGGTATTGAAGTTATCCCCGAAACAGTAGGACAATATACAGGCCTGACCGATAAAAACGGCGTTAAAATTTTTGAGGGGGATATTTTAAAATTCAGATCGGGAATTTATTCTGTTGAATGGGATAATGAACA